CGTCCGCGAGAAAATGTGATAATTCATCTCCAACATGAAGCATCTTCAGCCCCTGGTAAACATCCGGCTCTTTCGAAGAACGAAGTCAATGGCCTGCATAGGCTCCTCAGGATTTCCATTCCCTGTCATGAGTACCCCTGCGGAATATGTACTATTTGGCTCGATCGGTGCGCTATTTTGCTTCCATAGAGGAAGCGTCGCTTCCGCAACGTAGATGTCATACCCAGTCGCGCCTGATGGCACTACTCCAGGCACAATCGTGAAGCCCTCCCCAGCGCCGACCGAGATTACGGCCACTTCGCTGGCCGAGCCCGCGTTGCCCGCAGAATCTGTCCATGCAATTGCTGCGTAGTATGTTCCCACTCCAATCGGTATTTGATTGATATCGATTCGCGATATCTGGCCTCGTGGAATTGGATTGTAGACACACGCTATCCCCGTATCGGTGTACGTTTCCCATGCTTCGCACGCCAATTTCTTGAAATGCTGAAACTTCTTCCCGTACCGATCATTTAGAACGCTGAAGTATGCGTCTGAGTAGAAGAGTTGTAGCGTGTGTAAGCAAAACCACCTCTTTAGCCCTTCACTGGCCACTACCCTATCCAGTCTCGGCATATTGTTCAGCGAGCCCAATTTTGATTCCAGACCATGGTTCACTACGAACTGTGAGATTTTGAGCTCACAGTCTCCCTGGGCGAGCTTTAACTTGTGATCGATACTGATGCCTTCAGCACGCGCAACATCCGATACTCCGCTGTCCACCCGCACTACATCCTCGATACTGCCTACAAAACCATCCATTAGTAGTGCCATCGAACTTCCCTCCTATTTCACGCTTCCGGCAACGCTTCAACTATTGCTCTCGCCCGGCTTCGCGTAGCTTGTCACGATGAAGCTTGTGCGACTCGGTACATTTGCTCGACGATGCCTTGCCTGTAGCCGAGCACGTTCGCCCTGCACCTCATCAGGAGTTGCGAGCCGTGCTGTGCAGTCAACGATCATCTTCGCGGCTGTCCTACGACCCACTTCGTAGATCCGTCCACTTATGCCGCCATTGCGTGATTGCAGACTTGCAATCCACACATACTCTGAAGTAATGTCGCGCTCTTGTGCGCGAATCAGCCCATAGTAGCTCTGACTATCCATGATCCCGACGCTCTTCCTGTTGTGCAGCGAAAGGACGCTGCCTTAAGTGCCGCATCCTTTCGCTCCTCATCTAGCTACGGACGACAACGGCGTGATTGTTTCGCAACACCCCGACGCCGTACAGTACATCTACGGTAAACTGTTGGGACAATGTGTTCGGCTGATAGCTCATGACGACGCGCATGCCAAAGTTTCCAAGCTCCGCATATTCTGCAATAGCTCCTGTGCCAGGCAGCGGCTGGGGAAGACGCCGCATGACTAGGCCTAGAGCGTCGGTAGCAAAAGCGAGGTTGTGAGTTGTGGTTGGCGTGCTGCCCGTTTTCGGAACGAACTGAGAGCGGAAAACGAAAAAGTTCTTCATGCGGCCAACAGCGCCGTCGATCAGTGCCCGGAGGCCAGCCTCGCCCACCGAGTTGTATTCACTGAATCTAGCAATCTGCCGTACCTGTGAGTACGCGTCACCATTTAGGATCAGATACCGCGGAACCCGTGCCGGCACCTTCGCATTAAATAGTACCGTCTCGGCCTGATCGACTAGGGATTCCGTAATTGCGGAACCACCAGTGCCTAGAGGCGAATTAGCGCTGAACTGCGCGTACGTTCCGAGCAAATCCGACTCAATCTTCTCCGCCAACGCCACAACGGCTGGCTGCATGTAGAGACGAAGCAAGTCCGGAACAGCCAACACTTTTGTGACATCCGGAATCTGAAAGGTCGCTTCCGCATGCGTGTTCAAAACGATCTGCGCGTTCCCCAAGGTCGGATTCTGGGTCGTAACGGTACCTCCCTCCGAAATATTATTCGCAATAAGCGACGGAGGGATCGGAACGTTGATCGTATCCCCCGCTTGAGCCAAAGCAGGCTCAAACTGACGGTTTACGAGGTTCCCCATAACGAGGTTACCCATCAGCGATGGTAAAGCATCCGCCGCCACGAGCTTGACAATTGCTTGTGCGACGTTTGCCGATGTAATCATTGGCATTCAGTAGCGTCTCCTTTTATTTCGTTCACACTCTATGAGTCCTTTTCTAAGGGCTCATATACACTAAGCACATCGGGACCTTATAGCGTCCGCTTACTTTGGGCAATAATTCGTACTACAGCTTCCCTTGCTCGACGCATCGAGGCGGGATCCATCCCCGGGCGAATTTGATCTAAATCGCACTCATCGCGGAATTCGTCACTCCGCGATGGCGCACCCGCTCCCGAAATCATCCGTGCCGGTATGAGCTCTGGGTTCTGGTTTATGAATGACTTCAAAAATTGAACCGCCGGAACTTTCGCGCCTTTTACCATAGCGATCCACTCACCGTCACCATCCATTTCGATTTCCTCGCGCACTGCTCGAAAAGCCAACTCTATGTTCCGCACGCCCAGTGATCGTATCTGCTCCCTCAGGAACATCTCCCGCTCTTGCGCCACTTTCTCGAGGCGCAAGCGCTCCAATTCTCGCCGAGTCGAGTTCAACTCCTCTCGCATGGCCTGGACCTCACAATCGCCCTCTCGGCCGGAACCTGACTTCGCCTCAACGCCCCCATTAATCAATTCTGGCATTATGCGGCGAATTGCGCCCTCCACCAGAGCGACTACTTCGCCATTCGTTAGCTCATCGACGGAGCCTCCATCGCGCACTCTCTCTATATCCTCTGTATCCCCGTCCACTGGCATGCCGTCACGTCCCTCATCACTCATGGCATCTACCTAGGCATTCTCGATCTCAAAAGCTATCTTGTCCTTGACGTCCTGTCGCATATCGCTCAGGAACTGAAGTGCTAGCTTTTTATGAACTTGCTTCTGAAGTGTCTTAGATCCGATATTCATCGACAGGAGCCGCTCGGCGTCCGCAAGTTCTGTACTGAACTCTCCGATATCAAACTGATCCATACCAGACACATCTACTCGCAAAGTCTCCTCTCGCGCGTCCATGATTGTCTTCAGCACGCTCTTCAAGGCGCCCTTGATCCAGTCACCGTAAGCTCGCAACACTTCCTGTGTAACTTGGAAATCACGCTGTTTGCTGAGCCCAGACTGCTTTGTGCTCGTACCACTCCAACCGGACTGATAGGAAAGGTGACACACGCGGAAAATCTCCGCCTTAAGTCGTTCCAGGTTATCTGCGGCTATCTGATAGACCTTCCCCTCTGGCTCTGTCCAACCGAATCGATCTTCAGGAGATAGCTGAATGAAGTAGCTGTCGCCAGTAATCTGGTTCCATTCACGGTCAGAATACACTACAGGAGTTGCATACAAACCCATGCTTAACGCCCATGACAGCGCATTCGCCTTGTTGTAGTGCTCTAACTGAACATTTCCGCCTCGTTCCATAAGCCACAGGCCATGTGGTAGATCGAAGCGAACAACAGGTACTCTCGATAGTCGGCTCAGGCAATTTTGGGATTCGCTGACGATGCGGCTGGTCCTCTTACCATCTTCAGTCTCCACGACCTCATGGATCCTAACTATGTGCTTATCGTATTCGTAGACCCTGTGCGAACCATTGGAGTTGACGCTTTCACCTGCCGCCCCGCCCGCGATAGACGTTCGGATGGCTACTTTTGCGAGATTGCCCACCTCATCGTATTGCCAATTCGTTACTTGCTCTGGGGCACACATAACTAGGTATGCCTTGTCAGCTCCAACTTCCCGTTCGTCGGCCCGCGTCGTCAACGTCTGGTCTATCCTCGGGAAATCGATGATTACATGCGTCCTTCCAAACAGAATGGCGTCCCGCAGAACCGACCGAAAGAACTCCGCAACGCTTGTAGACCGTCTGTCACAGTTCTCGACAAATTCTGCCAGAAAGGCGCGCGCTGACTCCTCGCCCCCTTCGCTTAAAATCACCGGCTCCCTTCGAAAGAGCGCTGCCAAATACCAATCAATGATCGATCCTATATAGTTTTCGTAATATGACGCCGCCAAGCGCTCCCTATATACCTCTACCGGTTCTTTTTGCCGCCGTGTCAAATAGACTTCGGCATTTTGCTTGATCGTCTCGCCCCCATAATAGAGACAGCGCGCAGTCCTCCAAGAGCGTAACCCTTTGGCATAATCTTTATGTTCGGTCAGTATGTCCATTCGCCCTTACCTCTCTCCTACGCGCTATAATAACCGCTGACTCTGTTCTCCCAGTACTCTCGTGTGGGAGTACTCTTGCCAGATTAAATACCCCAAGGCGTCTGCCAAGTGGCTGCGATCTGGGTCGGTTGTCTTATCAACGATGGATGAGTCCGCCTTGAATCGTAGCAGCATTAGGTCCTTGATCAGCTCCTTGCAGCCCCGGTCAACCGTTAGACGTATATGTCCTGAAGCATCTTTA